TATTACTAAATATCATGTATTTTTTTCAGAACATTACCATATTGCATGTATAAATAAAGATGTAAGTTGCCTTAGGGGACTTACTTAAATTAACCCTTGCTAAATATAGGAGGTCAATAATGACTTATTTGCAAACACAATACGACCCTTTCACGACTGTAGGTTTTGATAGGATTTTTGATCGCATTACATCACTTCATAACGAAGGACAGGTAAAAGCGAACTCATACCCACCATATAATATCACTAAAGAAAGTGATACAACTTATATTGTGGAATTAGCCGTAGCAGGCTTTACTGAAGAATCGATTGACATTGAGGTAAAAGACGGGCAACTTACCATTGAAGGTAATAGTTCTGATGCCACAGATGAGAAAGAGTATCTTCATAGAGGCATTGCCGCACGTGCTTTCAGTAGAAAGTTCACCTTAGCTGAGACTGTAGTGGTCAGAGATGCTTCCCTAGAGAACGGAATGCTTCGTATTCTGTTAGAAAACGTTATCCCAGAAGAGCAAAAACCGAAGAAGATTTCTATCGGGAAAACTCTTCAGGATACCAAAGAATTACTCACTGAGTAATACAGGGTGGGACGGAGTGAAAGCTCCGTCCTTTAATTTCACAGCTAACTATAGGAGTCAAAAAGCTGATGAACAGAGCAATCTCTTTTCTGAAGAGTTGCGATGGCACATTTTGCGATGCAGTTGCACAAGTTGCACTGAGCGTAGTATGCGTCTTTGTAATAGCTACTTGTCTGGGTAGCATATCCTAAGAATGAAGACAACACACACAACACAGGAGAAAAGTATGTCTAATAAAAATCCCTTCGAAATCCGAGCAGAAATGCTCAAACTTGCAAAAGATTACATGGATCAGCAGTATCATATGAACATCCAGTTCTATGAGAACATGATCGCAGAGGGCGAAAAAGCCCGTAAAGATATTGAAGACTGCCTTCAAGATGCTTATAAAATGTATTCAATGGATGAGTTGATGGAGAAAGCCAAGGAACTTTACACTTTCGTATCTGAAAAGAAGTAAGTGTAGTCACCAATCTAAGGAGCGTGAACAACGCTCCTTTTTTCATTTTAATTACAGGAGAGACAATGAGTATTGTGTTTTGGGTAATAGTAGTAATGGGTACTATCAGCGCAGTTGAAGGCAATTCAAAATTGAATAAACTGTGTCAGAAAGAGATAGATGAGGGCGTTTCTGCCACCATTAAAGAGTGTAAACAATATCAGTTTGATACGAGGATCAAAACAGGCTGGTAATACTTAAAATAATGCTTGACAATTGGTCTATGCCGTGTTATACTACACGTTCTAATTGGAGATATAATATGAAAACTGTGATCGCACTACCTACGCTCTATAAGCGTGATACTAAAGGTAAAGTAAGAGTTCTGACCATTGAGTATGGTTATGATGATGAAACCACCGCTGGCACTAGATCAGTTGCAGGCATACAAGAGGGTCAGTTAGTGACCTCTGGATGGAAACTATCCACACCAAAAAACGTTGGAAAGGTCAATGCAACGACCAATATCACTCAAGCCTTAGCAGAAGCCCAAGCAAATTGGGATAAGAAGACTGAGAAAGAATACTTCTCTGATATCAAGCTAATTGACACTTACGAAAAGTTTAAGCCTATGCTTGCAGGTGACTACACTAAACGTCCTCAATCAGAGGGCTGGAGTCAACCTAAACTAGACGGCATCAGATGTATAGCAAACTCATCTGGATTGTGGACTAGAGCAGGCAAAGAAATTACGAGTTGTCCACATATCTGGGAATCAGTGAAGCCATTCATTGAAGCAAATCCTGGTATCGTCTTAGATGGCGAACTATACAACCACGAACTTAAAGAAGACTTTAACAAGATCACCAGTCTTGTGAGAAAGTTGAATGCGACTCCTGAAAGTATTGCCGAGTCTGCATCTCTTGTTCAATACCACGTGTACGATTGCTACGTAGAAGATATGCTGTTTATCAACAGAATTAAACTGGCTTACGGAGCAAAGAGTGATGTTGTAAAGATCGTTCAAACAGACTTTGCACAAACACAAGAACAACTTGATGAGTTCTACAGTTCTTACATGACAGATGGCTATGAAGGTCAGATGGTAAGAAACAACACTCCTTACGAGAACAAGAGAAGTAACAACCTCTTAAAGCGTAAAGAGTTTATCACTGAAGAATTTCAAGTGGTCTCTATGCTTGAGGGTCAAGGCAACTGGGCAGGTCACGTAAAGCATTTTGCTCTTACTCTGCCAAACGGTGCAACTTGTGGAGCTGGAGTTAGAGGCAAGCAAGAACTCTTAAAAGAATTGTGGGAAGTTGGCGATACACCGACATGGGCTACACTGAGATACTTTGGTCTTACACCTGATGGTGTGCCAAGATTTCCTGTTGTGATCGATTATGGTTTCGGTGAGCGAAGCGATTAAATACTTGACAAAATGTTTCATACGTGATACATTGTACATTATAAGAAACAGATTAGAGGCTATATGACTTTTTACACATGCGTAAATAGATACGGCAGTAACATTCTCTTTCGTGGTTACACGGATGATGGTGGTCGCATTCAGAAGAAGATACCATTCAAACCAACGATGTATCTTAAATCTTCAAAAAATGAGAGTGGTTGGAAATCTTTTGATGGCGTGCCTGTTGACCCTATTCAACTCGACTCTATGCAAGAAGCTACCGAATTCGTCAAGAAGTATGAGAACGTAGACAACTTTAAGATATATGGCAATAACAACTTTGTCGCTCAATTCATCCAAGATAAGTTTCCTGGTCAAATCAAATATGATCTAAAACGTATCGAGGTTGGTAATATCGATATTGAAGTTGCGTCTGATGATGGATTCCCAGAGCCAGATGAAGCCAAGCATCCTATCATTTCGATTGCATACAAAAGCAGTAAGTCTAAAGTGTATCACGTTTGGGGTCTTGGCGAATGGCGCCTAGAAGACTGTGAACTCAAGCTAGACGGATGTATGGTACAGTATCGTCTTTGTGAAAATGAAGAAGACCTGATGCTAAAGTTTCTAACGTTTTGGCATGCAAACTGTCCAGACATTCTAACTGGTTGGAACATTCGACTATTCGATGTTCCGTATATGATCAATCGTACTATTCGTATACTCGGTGACAAAGTAGCAAAGCAGTTCTCTCCTTTCGGTATCACAAAGTACAGAAAGATTGGCATCAAAGGCAAAGAGATGGATGCTTACGAGATATACGGTGTACAGCAAGTCGATTACTTTGACCTGTTTCAAAAGTTTGGTTTTACCTATGGTAATCAGGCATCATATGCATTAGATCACATAGCGTCTGTTGTTCTAGGTGAGAAGAAACTTTCTTACTCTGAATACGGTTCTCTACATGGACTCTATAAACAAAATCACCAGAAGTTTATTGACTATAATATTCGTGACGTTCAAGTCGTTGATAAGATAGACAAGCAAACTGGTTTGATGGATCTAGCATTGATCGTGGCATACAAAGGTGGCGTAAACTACAATGATGCGTTCGGTACAACTGGTATATGGGATTCAATCATATATCGATATCTGTACGATCTCAAAATTGCAGTGCCACCTGCCACCCGCAAGCATAAAGATCCATATCCTGGTGGTTATGTGAAAGAGCCTAAAGTTGGCATGACTGAATGGGTAACGTCATTTGACTTAAACTCACTTTATCCCAACCTCATCGTGCAGTACAACATGTCACCCGAGACACTAGTTAAAGGTGATGATTTCACTGCCAGTGGTGTAGAACACTATCTAAAGAATCCAGTGTCTGATGCACCCAGAGAACGTGACCTATCAGTTGCCGCTAATGGTTCGATGTATCGTAAAGATAAGCGTGGTGTTTTCCCAACTATCATTATTGGTCTTTATGATGAACGTGCTGTGATCAAAAAAGAGATGCTTAAACTTAAGCAAGAAAATGAAGGTAAAAACTCAGCAGACTTGAAGAGACAGATAAATATACTAGAGAACACTCAGCAAGCTATTAAGATTTTGTTGAACTCTCTTTATGGTGCATTAGGTAATCAATACTTTAGATACTTTGAAATGGTTATCGCAGAAGGCATCACATTGTCTGGTCAGCTATCTATCAAATGGGCAGAGCAGGCTATGAACAGAGCCATGAATAACATATTGAAATCTGATGATGAAGATTATGTGATCGCTATGGACACTGACTCGTTATATGTTAACATGGGACCTCTTGTTGAGGCAGTGAAGCCTAATGATCCGGTGAAGTTTATAGATCAAGCATGTGAGCAAAAACTGGTGCCTATCTTAGAGAAAGCGTACCACAACATGTTTGAGAATATGAATGCATACGACAATCGTATGGTCATGGCACGTGAAGCTATAGCAGACAAGGGTATATGGATGGCAAAGAAACGCTATATACTTAACGTACACAACAACGAAGGGGTTCAATACGCAGAACCAAAACTCAAGATTATGGGCATTGAAGCCGTCAAGTCCTCAACGCCTCAAGTGGTGCGTGACAAATTTGTAAAAGCGTACCGCATTATGCTTAACTCTACAGAGAAAGAATTGCAAGAATTTGTGAAGAACTTCTACGAAGAGTTCAAGTCTTTACCACCTGAAGATGTATCATTTCCTCGTGGTGTGAGTGACATTGAAAAGTGGCGAGATAAGAATACCATCTATAAGAAAGGTACTCCTATCCACGTCAGAGGCGCCTTGCTATTCAATCAACAGATGAAGAAGCACGGACTATCAATGGAAGAAGTCAAGAATGGTAGTAAAGTCAAGTTTTGTTACATGAAGATGCCAAATCCTGTGATGGAGAATGTAATATCTTTCCCACAGTTTTTGCCTAAAGAGTTTGGTCTAGATCCTGATATTGATTATGAAACTCAATTTAACAAAACGTTCAAAGAACCGTTGAAGATGGTGTCCGATGCCATCAACTGGGAACTTGAACACATAAACTCATTGGAGGGTTTTTTCTCATGACAGACGATATATTTGATTTCGGCTTTACCGCAGTCGATGAAACAGAACTAGAAGCGGTACAAAAAGCAAACATTCAGATTACAGAGACAAGTGGCACTGCTGATCAGTTACAAACGAAGTTAGACAAGTTGTATAACTCTATTAGTCCACTACTTAATAGCCTTAAGGCAAACCCAGAGAAAGAGTATATTCTTTGGCCTAATCGTACAGGAAAGATTGAACAATTTGAAAAGAAACTGTTTGACATATACACGGGTTGATGCTATAATAGGCGCAATGAAACAAAATCTAAACAATGGAGAATTATAAATGTCATCCTTAATGGAAAAACTCGCAAAGAACTCGACTATCAAGTCGACCGCTCCTATCATGGACTCAAAAGTCTTTGGTAAGAAAGATATGGCACCAACGTCTGTACCTATGGTAAACGTTGCACTGTCAGGTAAACTAGATGGTGGACTAAGTCCAGGCTTGCTAATGTTAGCTGGTCCATCTAAGCACTTCAAATCAGCATTCGCATTGCTGATGGCTGCCGCTCATCAAAAGAAATATAAAGACAGTGTTATACTATTTTATGATTCAGAGTTTGGTACACCACCAGAATACTTCAAGTCTTTTGGTATTGATATGGATCGTGTTATTCACACACCGATTACAGATGTCGAGCAGTTAAAGTTTGATATCACTAATCAGTTGAATGACTTAGATAAGAAAGATAACGTTTGTATCGTAATCGATTCTATTGGTAACTTAGCATCTAAGAAAGAAGTTGATGATGCACTAGACGGTAAGTCTGTGGCAGATATGTCACGTGCAAAGCAGATGAAATCTCTGTTTCGTATTGTAACACCTCATCTCAATCTAAAAGATATTCCTTTGATCTGTGTGAATCACACTTACAAAGAAATTGGTATGTTCCCTAAAGACATCGTGTCTGGCGGTACTGGTGCTTACTATTCTGCTGATGCTATTTGGATCATCGGACGTAGACAAGAGAAAGAAGGTACTGAGATCAAGGGCTACCACTTTGTAGTCAATATCGAAAAGTCTCGACATGTG